TTGGCACTGAGCGACACCAAACTACGAGGCCTCTACGGAAAACCCTACTCTGGCCCTGCTGAAATCACCGATGGTGACGGGTTAAGTGTGCGGATTACTCCAGCAGGAACTATCACGTTTCAGTACCGTTATCGCTGGAATGGTAAGCCAGTACGTCTTACTGTCGGGCGCTATCCGTCTACTTCACTGAAGGACGCGCGTGTTATCGTCGGTGAGATGCGCGCATTGTACATGAAGGGAGTTAACCCTAAAAATTATTTTGCGCCCAGTGACGGCGAACTGACATTAAAAGAATGCCTGGAACAGTGGTGGGATAAGTATGTTACTGATCTGAAACCCAATACACAGACGCTTTACAGATCCGTCGTGTACAACACTATGTACACACAGTTTGAAGGCTCGCCAGTTGCCAGTATCCCAGTATCGGCATGGGCTCGTTTCTTTGACAAACAAGAAAGCCTCAACAAGAAAAAGGCTCGTGTTTTGTTGTTACAACTGCGTTCAGTTATTAACTGGTGTATCAGCCGCCAGTTAATCCCATCATGCGAATTACTCAAGCTTAGTGTTAAGAATATTGGGAAAAAACCAGATGTAGGGAGTCGTGTACTTACCTATACGGAACTGGCAAAAATTTGGCTGGCGCTGGAGAACTCAAAAGTAGTTACTTCCAACAAGGTGTTACATCAATTGCTATTGCTATGGGGGGCCAGACTTTCTGAGCTACGTCTCGCGACAGCCAGTGAGTTCAACATGCAAGATCTGGTCTGGACAACCCCAAAAGAGCATTCAAAAATGGGGAATATTATCCGGCGTCCGGTATTCACTCAGGTTAAACCTTATATCGAGAGATTGCTTAATGCGGGTTTTGATGTGCTATTCCCCGGGCAGGAAATAGATAAACCTATTGATCGTTCGTCGGCTAATTTGTACATGAAAAAGTTAAGGGAGAAAATTGATATTCCTGAATGGAGAACGCATGATTTTAGGCGTTCTCTGGTAACGAATTTATCTGGGGAAGGAATTATGCCCCACGTCACTGAAAAAATGCTGGGGCATGAACTTGGGGGAGTTATGGCCGTGTATAATAAACACGACTGGTTGTCGGAACAGAAAGATGCGTATGAGTTGTATGCTGATAAAATTTTCTGGCACGCTAAACAGCTCGGTTAATTCCTCCGGCTTTAAGCCATTGTTCAACGGCCTGACGACTATATCGCGCCGGATGAGTAAGTACTGGTTCCGGGAATCCGTGTTTTTTTCGCAAATTATACAAAGCTGTGCGCCTTTTTTGTAACAAATCAGAAACCTCTTTTTCGGTCATTAAGTTGACTTCCATAGTATGCGCTCCTTTTCTACATGTATTTCAACAGCCTGATATCATCCACGCCCTAAAGGACGTGGATTCCCGCTACGTTCACTCTGACAATTCGTTGATCAAGTCACGGTATTTATTCAGTTCTTGCAACGCCTTACATGCACCCTCCCATCGTTTCTGTTTCCGCCCGGCGCGGCGCGCTTCTTTCCGTGATTTACGTAGCAGGTCACCTATAATGTTGTGCTGAACTGGCTGAACTGGCTGAACTGGTTGAACTGGTTGAACTGGTTGAACTGAATCAATATCTGTTTTGCTTCCAACTCCCTCTACTGCCTGCCAGATGCCGTTTTTTACCTTTACGATCCCCTGGTTTTTCAACTTCCACAGCGTATCAATGACGTCATTCAAATCAATATTGAGACCTTTAGAAATGCTGTCGGCTGTTGCTTTTCCTAATTTGTTCAATTCTGTGAGTACGGCGTTCATTTTTTTCTCCTGATATTTTAATGTCGGTGGGGGTGTTATGCGATTGGTGAGGTGTCAGCTTCTTCTACCAGCTTTTCCAGTTCATCCAGCTTTCGGGAAAGAATTTCACCAAACAGATGAAGTTCTGCATCTGCTGTGATCGGGATTGGAACAAAGCGTATTCCACTTCTGGCAAGTTGATTTGCGATTTCCAGACACTGCCTTAATTCAACTGGTGATGCCTTTGTCAACGTCGTTTTTTCGCTCATTGGTTTTCTCCAGAAATTTAACAATACCCGGAACCATCTCAATGGATGGTGTTCCGCATTGGTTACCCCATACATCAAATCCATGCGAGGTGTGGCGGGCGAACAGTTCTATCCGGGGAACATCGCCAAGAAGTTGCACAAGTTTTTCTCGCGCCATATCCGGCTTGCGGGAGTGATCAAGGCGTGGTGCAGTAAATGACTGAATTATTCCGGCGTTAATGCGTTCAGGCAGATTTCCTTTCACTGCAAAAAGGCAGTCTTCGCTGTTAGCGCGAGTGGTGCTACCCATACCCATGACCAGCTTGTCGGTCTGTCTTTTCCCGCATTTGTTCCAGGTTAATCCTTTCATCGTCACCAGACGAAAGCCCCACGCTTCTACAACCTTCAATGCTTCAAGTGGTTGTGTAGGCACCCACCACATAGCCAACAGGCAATTCTCGGCTGCCAGTTCCCATACCGGGAGGCGGCAGATATCCAGAAGACTCATGACCGGATATTTAAAACTTGCACCGCGTTGACCATCGGTTGCTTTGTCGCGGAATGTCCAGGGGGGATCTGCGTAAATGAGGGTGTATTTTTTCGTCATAGCGCGTTTTCAAACTCATCAATGTAAAGTCCTGCTTTAATCAGTCGGCGACGGCGTTCGGCCTTTTGCACGTATTCCTCGCGACAGTTTTTTGCTGCGTGTTCACGGCTTCTGCGACTGAATGGAGGAACGGCATTGCGTGAGCGAGGTGTGTCACGACGAGGATTTGATTCGAGGGAGAAAAAGCGATCAACGATTCCGGTGTCTGTGGTGAATGGTTCTGAAGCCTTTATTTTCACAACCTTACTGCCCTTTGTCAGGCCGCGAGCTACCTTGTTGAACTCGCAAAGTGAAACACCAAATTTCTCTGCTATTTCACTGCCAGTAACAGGACGACCACGAGACTGAATCATCCAGGTGACGCGTTCTTTTAACCCACGGAAGGCACCGGGCCTTCCAGAACGCCTGTAGAAAGCGATCTGTTTCAAATTTTTGTCTCCAGATATGAAAACCCCGACGGGATGTCGGGGATGGTAGGGGAAGTTACAGGCTTAACGAGAAGCCTTTTCGGGAATTTCGATCTGACAGTCTTGAAATATCCTGTAGCGTGCGGCGCATTTCTTCCGTCAGATGCTTGAAGGCGTTAAATTCGGCGACAGCTGCATCGACGTTATAGCCCTTGCTGTGTAGCTCGTTGAGGATGCGCATAGTTGGGCTTGGCATATCGAAGAGCACAGAAACGTCCAGGTTAAGAGTTTTTCGATCAACATAGCTCATCATGGAGTATGGGTGATGCTCAGAAAACCACGAGAGAGGGTAGTTGATAGACAGCGTTGATTCTGGAAGCTGAAGTTGTTCTGGAATTTTCTGGCTGAAATAGCAGTCTTCCAGTTTTTCGAACACCTCCCACGCCCGATCGGTTTCGAGCATTTTTGCGTGACGGGCAGCGCCGCGTTCTGTCCAGAGGATGAGGGAGCGAACGTTACGGGCGATTTTCACAGAGTAGTTAAAAGCTACTCTGTGCTTGAACTCACGTAAAGTTTCACCTTCAAGTTTGAAGAAGTGTTTTTCCTCAATGAAACGACCTTTGTTTTCGTGGTGATTCTGGCGAATACGAATAGCTTCTGTGCCGTAAAGGTGCGCCAAAAGTTCGGTAGTGATAACGGGGATCTGCTTGTAAGTAATCGTGGAGAGTGTTTCAACAGAAACTTGAGTTGTCATTATGACGCCCTCGAGTGGTTTCTAAACTATCACCACCGTTAGGTTCGAATCATCGGGTGGTGAGACGTACAGGGTTCGAACTACCGGGAAACCAACCGGCGAGCTTTTCAGCTCCCCTATACGCCCCACCATAATTCAGATGTGCGCGTGCATACGACAATAAAAAACACGCTCGCGGCGTGTCTCTGTCGCGGTTTCTATCCGGGGTTCGAATCCCGACGGTCAACTCGACCGTGCGAAGAATATAATCCCGGATATGTGTTGTCGTCAACAAGTGGCGTGCTATCATCGAATAGTGTTCTATCCTACTCAGTGAGGTTTAACATGCGTACAACCCAACAATTCAGCATTACATTAACCAACGAAATGGCTGACATGGTGCGCGCCCGTGTGGCTTCCGGTGCATACGCTTCAGAAAGCGAAGTTATTCGTGAAGGGCTTCGTGCACTGAATGAACGCGACAAAGCAATGGAAGCGTGGTTAATACACTCAGCCGCGCCGCCACTCGACGCTATTCGTGAGAAGCCAGGCAAAGGGCACTCCATTTCACAGGTTCGCTCTGAGATTCGCGCCCGGAAGTAATCTGCATGGCATATGAAGTGCCACACTAACAAACTGCTCCAGGTATGGGAATAGTGTCACTTGCAGCACCTATTAGAGATCCGATAATGAACATCATAGCAAGGTTCTTTTATTTGATAATTTTCTGCATGGCAACATCAGGATGCACTACCACTACGAAAATAAATCGCGGAGATGAAAAGGAACAGTACATCATTGCCTGTGGTGCCGCTACACCATGGGGAGTATGCTATGATAAAGCCAATGCCCTATGTAAAAATGGATATAAAGACATTTTAAAGGAACAGGGATTTAACAGGAAAGAATTAACCATTGAGTGTAAATAAGGCCATCATTTGCAACGTTGAAAAAATTCGCCCGTGCTACAGGGAAAAAACTCCAGATCCGCTTCGTTTAACTACGAGGATTACCACTAATGGCGATGTTTAACCCCCCTCATCCCTGAGAAATTATTGCTGATATTCTGGAAGATCAGAATATTGGAATCAGGGAACTGGCAAGAGCGCTTGATGTCGCGCCTTCCACTGTTCAGCGACTGGTTTCAGGTAATGCGACAATATCTCCTGAAATGGCTGTTCGTCTCGCTGCTGTCCTGGGTGGAACTCCGTCTTCATGGATTCGTCTCCAGACGGCATGGAGCCTTGAAAAAGCGGAAAGAGAAGTTGACGTATCTCATCTCTCAACAAAATACCGCCCGGCAGAAATTTCGCCTCATGCTTAACCACCGCGCCGTCATTCTGGCGGCGTCGGAGAGTGGAGGATATCAGGTTCCGAATTCTGCGTTGTTCTCCGCGTCCAGGATTTCTTCAATCTTCCGTACTCCCCGATTATTGTATCGGAAGCTTTCTACCTGCTTATCCGAATACGGGGATTTGTCGATGAACCATTTCCCGTATTGTTCGGTTTTGAGCATGTAGGTATTGGCAATGCGACCAACCTTGTTAGCGGATATTTTGAGTTTTGCTCCAACTTCTGACGCCGAATAGTAATGTTCATTAATCATCGGTAGCGGGATTACGTTAGCGCCTACAACGGGATTAACCAGGCTGGCGGCAACGACTTGTTTAGCTTCAGGGGCAAGGTTGGGGAGGAAGCCGAAAAGGTCTTTCATTGTATCGACGGTCATTTTCAGCGCCCGTGCTTTACGGAATTCCTCAAGGCCGTTAGTCGAATGTTTCGAGGTGATTTTTTGTTGCAGTTGCTGTTGCATTGACTCCAGTTGATCGACCAGCGAACGACGGACGGATTTAGATTCACGAGCGGCAACCCGAAGCGCTTGTTTATAGGTCATCACAATAACAACCTGATCCGCACCGCCTTTTTTCTTATCCATGGGGGTTACGAAAATTTCGTAACCCTCCCCATCAAGTTCATCTTTGATGCGTGCAATGAAGTCGTTGTTGCGTACTTCTTTTTCACCGCACAGTCTCCGCGCTTCATTCACCATTTTCAACAGAGCCTGGCTGTCGATAGTTCCATTTTTCATTACATTATTTTTCATCGTTTTAACCTCTCAAGCTCGCCGTAGCGAGTTCAGATAAAAGAAATCCCCGCGAGTGCGAGGAAGTCAATCACTGCCGATATTCACCTTTATCGCGAACACCTTTACCGGTTTATCTCCGAAGTGTGTATGTGTGATTGTCTTGATTTCATACCCTTCATACGGGACGTCAATTCTGCGGCTGGAATCGTCGCGCTTCGGATATCCCTTTGTGATAATCAGACGGTCATATTCCCGGAACATAATTCGCTTATTCCAGTAGTCATTACACAGGCGATACTCTTCCGTTTTCTCCCCGCGAATCATGGCATCGAAGTATTCACCTTTGACGGCAAGTTGCAGGTTAGCCACGGTTAACCTCCTGCGGCGGTTCTGGTAGCGGCATCCAGTGAGTTACGTCATCCAAGATATATCCTGATAAATACGTGAAAGCTCTATATTTTTTGTAATCAATTGGATTTACAACCCAGTTCCAATATGCGGCCACGATTTCACCTTGACTAAATGCCAGTAACATTTTGGTGTCTTCCGGCATTCGATCACTACAGCTTATCCAACCATCCGGAGTTACCGGATGGGGTCCAGCGAACTCGGGAATGTCAGGACCTTTTCTGATAGCTTTAGCCAGATCCAGCGGGTCATCGTAAAGCCAGTCGCCAGTTTGTGGGTGATTTGCTTCTGCAAGCTGCGCAGCCCATTCAAGACCATCTTTTTGACCTTGGAGATAATCAAGCGGCAACTCTTCATGCTTACTTGCAGGTTCGGCACAATGCAGCATGGCAGCGCGGTGACACCAGATAATCCAGCCAAGCGCCATATCCCATGCCATGTATTCTCTATCGCCATTTTTTGCCCTACGGCGATCTACAGATTCCCCGAAACGCTTCTCCATAAATAATTCATAGGCTGCTCGTTCATCCGATACTGCTGCCAGTGATGCCAGTGCAATTCGTGCCAGTTCCCTAAGATTTTCGCTATATGGTGAAGTATTATCACGATTGATTACGTGATTAGCTGTATCTATGAGAACTTGCTTTTGTTCTTCTCTGTTCATAGTGGTCATCTCACTCTCCTTTGATGCGAATGCCAGCAAGCCAGTTTCTTATGCCGATATATTCAGCGTTCCTGAAACCGCTTTTTACATATATAAATGGCAAGCGAAGATTGTGACCATTGGCTGCCAGGTAGTCTTTACAACCCTGTTCGGTGAAACAGCAGGTAACGAATTCATCAATATCTTTCACAGCAACGCGCCGCCATTTTTCTGGTGGCTCTCGAAAGTTTTCGTGAAGTAGTTCGAGACGACGACTTTGGCGTTTATTGGCTTCATTGCCATCTTCATCAACCCAGACAATCCGGTCATAGTCATAATCAGCATCAACAACGATTTCGCGCTTTTGATACACACAAAACATAGGGTCTGACGTTATTCGATTATCCTGTGTTCGAATATTTTCACCGATGATGCCAAACGAATCTGGTGCAGATTTTGTCTGCAACTCTTCGATACGTTCAGCCATCGCAGCACACTCTTCAAAGTCGCTTAATGCTTTTCGCTCCCATTCGGCGCATTGTTTTCCAAGCTCTGCAATCAGCTTGTCTTTGCCTTCCAGCTCAACGCGCAGCTTCCCAACCGTAAGAGCAATTTCCTCGTTCTCCTGGTCGCGGCGTTTGATGTATTGCTGGTTTCTTTCCCGTTCATCCAGCAGTGCCAGCGCAACATTTGGATTAAAGGCAGCAATAAATTCAGCGTTTGCGTAAGCCTGAGCATCTGTTTCAACCAGGCAGTTAACATGACATTCTGCAATCACGCCACCGGGTTCTCCTTTCCATTTTTGGCAAACAAAAACTCCTGTTAAATTGCCGTGTTGGTTAACAGATGTATGCCCTACGATGTAGCTTCCTTTAGTTGCTTTCTCTGCCTTTTCACGCAGTTCCTGATAGTCAATCTTGCTCACTGGTTGCCTCCTTTGTGGAGCTGCGCTGCGATGCACGAAAAAAAAGATTCCCGCGTATGACAGTTAAGAGCTGGTGCGAAAGCCGCGTTAAGAACGGCAGCATCACAGCCGTCATCGATATAGAGCGCAATTTTTTTCTCCAGGCGCGCTTTGGCTTCCTGCAACTGCATACCCCGGCACGTACGCGGGATATACTCAGCAATTTGAGCGATAGATTTTTCGTTCTGTTTAAACATGCTTCACCTCGACAGGCTTGATTGTGTCGATCAGCAGTCTGCGGCGCGTATTTTCTGCAAAGTGGCGGCGTCCGGTTTCTTTGTGGTAAAACTCGTTTTTGCCGACGACCCACATCCGCTCTGTCTGGTGAAGTTTTTTTACCTGCGGGCCGTCTTTGGTGATCACAATGCCGGTATGGGTTTTTACGATTGTCATGCCACTACCTCTTCGAATTTCAACTCCAATTGGTCACCCCAGATTTCACATGACTCTGAACACGAGCCGGTATCGAATCGCTTGGCCTGCACCATCGCCTGATACAAATTTCTGTAGTCGCTGTCGGCATACATTCTGGCAATCCCGTCAAGCGTCAGGTGGCCACGGTACATAACGTCTTTACCTGTTCTGCGATGACCATCCCTGACGTGTTTGCCTGTAACCAGTTCATTAAAAACCCGCATCAGACCAGGTTCGTCTTTACATGCAAGCCCCAGCTTTTGCGTTGACTTTTTGATGCAGAAAACACAGTTCCCGAGGTGCTCCGGGATTTGCAAATCAAAAGGTTGTTTTCGCCACCACCGGATAACATCCGACTTATCAAAATCTGACAGCTCGGCAAGATACCGGATGCCCGGTTTCGGTTTCAGCCTACGGGGTTCGTCTGCACGAATACCCAGCCACGTGATGTAGTTCCCTTGTCCGAAATGGTCATCGCAGTATTTTGTGAAGGGGGTGAGTTTTAATCTGTCAGTGCAGAACGCGCCGCCGATGTATGGCGTGCCATATTTTTTTACCATGTCCATAAACGGTTTAAGCACCGGCATTCGCGTCTGAATATCCTTTGGTTCCCATTCCGTATAACCATTTGGCTGCCCAAGCTCTGGATTTATATCGACCTGCAACACGGTTAGCGGAATATCCCAGAACTTCACAACCTCCCGAATAAATCGGTACGTCAGCGGGTGTTCACATCCCGTATCCATGAGTATGTAATGAACGTTTTCACCAGCTTTTCTGCGTTGCTCCATAAGGTGGACGAGGTACGCCGATGTCCGACCGCCTGAAAAACTCACAACATGATGAGTGCTCATTTCTTCGTCTCGTTACGGGGAGGGGGTTAAATAGGTGGTAAGCTGGAATTGCCGGATGTTTACCCGTGTCCGGGGTACGACCTCACGTTGCAGCGTACGAGAATGGACTATTGCTCAGTGTCGTTTGATGTCGGCTGAGGATATTCGCCTTGCTCTTGTAACAGAGTTAGAAGAATGGAAAACCCCTCACGATGTGATGATTGATGAGTGTCGATCCCTGAATGATTGATGTTGTTAAACTCCAACATCGTGCTCCTGGCGATAGCCTCAACGGTATTCCAGAATACTAATACCTCTGTTTTCTGCTCTGTTTTATCAGCAACAGGAAGTTTGATATTTTGTTGAAATTTATTAATGCAACCATTTTGAATATGTTCCTCGTGCTTTTCATTGCCATAAGCATACAGCCCGACAAAAACATCTCGCACGTTACGGGATATATTTTCCAGATTCGCCTTTGGTTCCTTTGTTAAATCAAGCACCGATAAATGGGCTTTAAGCGTATCCGCAGCTATTTTCTGAATATCCGCTGGTAAATCTTTAAATTGCATAGTATACCCTCCAAGAACTGTGTATTTTCTCGTGAAATATGAGCGATATGTCGTGACGTCCCTGTCACAGATTTCATCACACTGAGAACGTGCCGATGAAGGTTAAGATATCTTCTTCTTCGAAACGCTCTTTCAGCAGGTCACGGAACTCTTTGGCAATTTCTTCTTCCGCAGCTTCAACACGCACGATACGTAGCACCAGAACAGGCTGTTCGCTTGTCAGAATGCTTAATCGCAGCGTGAATTCCCTGTTGCCCAGGCCCTCGTATGGGATGCATTCAAAGCGGAAAGTGGCAGGCATGATTTCTTTGCTTTTAGCCTCCACGGACTCCATGACTGAGCGGCTACCGCTGAAGTTTTGCTCTTCATATTCAGCACTGCGTTTTGCGTCGATGGTAAGACGACGGATAGCAGAGATAGCCTGTTTGATATCCAGCACATTACCGTCGCTGTCATAGGCTGTGAGGAAGTCGGCCCAGTCTTCCAGCCATTCAGCGAGAGATTTCTGGAGTTGTCTTTTGCCGTCCACGTCACGTAATGCGCGATATGGTGATGTGGCTTTCAGTTCCAGCAGTGCCTTGTTGTCAGCGTGTCCAGGTTGCTCCAGAGTGCCGATATTGAACACAGTGACTGCTTTCATCGTTTCCGCGTTAATGAAGCAGCGGGAGCACTCATCGGCATACCCTTTGCTGTATTCAACAAAGTCATCAATACTGGTTGTGGTCATGACTCCACGGAAACGAAAACGTTCTGTCATGAATCGTTCCAGACTTTCGATATTTACATTGTCCGGCAATAACGCAACAGGGCATTCCGTAAGCGGCAAATTTTCACCAGAAAAAGCAGTAGTGGTGAGTTTTACAATTTCTTTAATGGCATTGCTATCTAACTGAGACATGTATATTTACCTTTAATTTATGGATTTAGGGATAATGCGCGAGCGTTTTAAGGCGGGGATTATTCAGCGTAAAACAGCGTCATGTTGACCCTGTTTATCGAAAAGCTGTCCCTGGTCTTTCTGGAACAAAGTAAGCTCACCACCTTTATTTACAAACATCGGGGTGTTAGTTGTGTCTTCTTCTGATTTACTACCACGCATTGTCGGGCGTGTGAATTTTAGTTTATGGGAAACTGATACGCGATTTTCATCAAGTGAAGATAATTCGAATTCAACACATACCTTTCCTTTTTTGTTTGTGCTGTTTACGCCAAAGGCAACTTCACTTAATACCGCACCAAGTTTGTTAACAAATACCCCGCCGTCGAGGTCGTTAATGAAAACATTAACATCAGTTTGATGCTGGTTCATATTAATATCTCCGTGTAGAGGTGTGTTAAGGCTTCAGTTGTTCACTGCATTTAAAGCCTGGTTTTGTTTGTGAATTAAAAACTATCGCTGCCGTACTGCCAGTAACCTGGGTCGTCCGTGTGATTCGGGTTTACGTTTTTTCTGCGATTGTCTTTGTCTTTGAGAGTGGAAACCATATTTGCTACCGTTTCTGGTTTCTTTCCTTCAGCTTTTTCTTTCAGTGTCTGCCCTGTTTCTGCAATGAATGGAATGCGGATTTCCATCTGGTAACCGTCTGCGCCAGTCTTTCTGTTTGTGGTTAATACTTTCTGGAGGACGAGTCCGATTTTCTTTCCGTGAAACTCAGGTGCAACATATTTACTGACGGAAACCATATGCTGCGTTAACTGCCCAATTCCTGTGCATCCCATCATGGCGTGAATAATGCTCGCCCCAAATTTATTTTCAGTGCCGTCATTCTTCTGAACACAAACACTGAGATACTGGATTTTCCGTCCGTCGTCGGATTCTCCAGAAAACTCAATGAATCGGGCACCTTTTTCTGATTGCTTGAGTTCTGCTTCGGTGATGTTAATGATATGCGCACCCGTTTCGGTAATAAAACCACCTTGTCCGGCGGTCAGTGCTGATTCTTCGTTATAAGTAAAAATCACTTCATCCATTAGTTATTAACCCCCCATTGTTCTCCAAATACAAAACCAATTTCCGCCAGTGCTTCGTCCATTTTGTCGATAAACTCCGGCACCATCTCATCAAAACTCGCCATGTACTTTTCATCCCGTTCGACCACGACATAATGCAGGCCTTCACGCTTCATGCGTGGGTCGTAGTTGGCGAAGTACCAGGCGTCCTTGTCTGTAACCCACATGCTGAATTGCACCTGGGCCATGTAAGCAGGCTTGATAGCGTCAAAGCCGCCAAGCCGGAATTTCATGAAGTCGCGGGAAGTAAAAGGGCATTTAAGCTCAAGACCGTTACCATCGCTGCATAAACCATCGGGAGAGCAGGCGGTGCGCATGCTTTCGTCACGAAAAATTATGGGTGTTTCCGAGACGGTAACATCCGCGATAAATTCAAAGAGGGCACGGGCATCATCTTCATATTGCTTTCCCCATGCGAGCGACTTAGCGTTAACTTCCGGTGCCACGCCAGTACAAACTTCAGCCAGCAGGGTGTGGAAGTATGACATTTTTGTATCAGGCCATTTGCTGCCGGAACGTGGCTTTGCTATCACATTGTGAACTTCTGAAGCAGTGATAACACCGAGTCTCAGCTTGTGCCATCCATCATCGCCCTGGTCGAGGCTGGTAATATCCACGCCAGTTCGCTGGAGAATAATTTCTGGTGTCATGACACGGCCTCGCTGTTATTTTCCGTGGTGGCGTGAATTTTCGCTTCCGCCGTGGCCTTGTTTCTGGCAGCTTTCTTTTTGACAAAATCAAGCGTTTTGACAGCTTCTTCCTGACTGAGATATTCATGTGATGCAATCATGCGACGGAATGTTTTGGAACATATGGGAAGCAGATCATCCCATGTCTTGTTAATTTCGGTCATTGCCTGAGTGATCTCATTGATAATCTCATCTGATGCGGGAGTGACGTCACGCTCAGGGATGTGATCAGCATTCAGGATGATACCTTCACCGGCCTGAGTGTTCAGGTAGTCGATAGCTGTATCCAGGCGATCGCGACGGGGCCAGTATTTGCTGGCGCGCTTAACAATGGCTTTTCTGGCCATTTCATCGGGGAAACTATCCCACGGGCTACTTCCTCCTTTCCCTCCGGCCTTGCTGCACGCCCTGATGACTTCGATTTCCCTGTTGCTCATCTCTTCGGTCAGATAGTCGCCTTCGGATGTTTTTACGACACAATAACCGCCAATGCGTGCGCCCCTGTCTACGAATGGGTTGTATTTGTGCGTGGGGGCGCAGTCAATACCGTTGGACTCGTAAATGTCTTTCTCGTAAACAAGTTTGCATTGCCCCCACTGAATGGCTCCTGTGACCTGTGCCAGATGCAGAAGTCCCATATAACTGATATCCAGGCATACAGCACCGCCTCGTGGGACCAGATACGCCAGCTTGCTGGACGGGTTCAGGGTTATGCCGATGGCGGCAACATTGATGATAGCGTTCCGTGCGCTGGGCAGATTTGCCTGTGCTGTTTTAGCCAGAAAGTCATTTTTCTGGAATTGCTGAATTGCAAACTGACTTTCCTTCGCCCATGTCAGCGTCGGTTCAGTTAATGCCTCGCAGAAAAAACGCTCCTGCTGCTTAACAAATTCAACGATATCGAACATTTTTTGGTCCTGAAAATCAGAAAGGACAGGGGGAGAATTTTCTCTCCCATTCTTCTTCCGCCCGAGCATAGGCGATCGCTGAGATATAATCGTTGTACGCCTCTTCAGCTTTTTCGCCAGTGAGTGCCAGTTGGGCTTCTTTGGGTAAAAAAAGGCTGCTCATAAGCAATGGTTTATCGGGGAACATGCTGATAAGCTCCTGCGCCCGATCATCAATCCATTTATCCTTTTCATCCTGAATTTGCTGATTAGCCCAGCGACGCTCCTCTATGCGGTCGCAGGTGAGGTATGCGTTCATGGCGGAACTCCTGATTCCGGTTAATGCATTAAATTAATTTGTCGGGAAAGCTGACAGACAGGGCAGTTACATTCTTCCTCTTGCTCCTTAGCGAAGAAATATGCAGCGGCCTGTAATGCGATGTCTTCTGGATGTTCCGCGATAAACATAACATTGCCTTCCGTATCAATAACAGAAATAGCCTCATCAGGCAGGACGACAAAATAGGCGATGATTTTATCATCCATAAAAACTTCTCCCATTATCGTTTTCGCTGGCGTTATGACGCTTTTTACATTGATATTAATTTCTTGATTGAGCATGATATTTCCTTTCAGGCTGGTGAGATTAACGGTTGGCCTTTATTGTTCAGGTAAACTTCTATTGCATCTGAGATAATGCGAATTTTTTCAATCAGTGAATGTGCGTAAAGTGCATTATTAACGTTAGCTGACGCCATGTAATAACGCCCGTTGTAAAGAATTGCAGTGCCGGGTTTAACGTCCTCGCGAGAAACTAATGCGGTTCCGTAGTGAGGTTTGAGCATGACAAATCCTCCGGTTAATTAATCCAGATATTTAATTTAATCCCCGATATGTGGTCGGGGATGGGGTTAATTAAAGATTTACGTTGAAACCAAAGCGGGAAGACTTTTCCGATGTGCGGGAAATGTCCAGCAATTTACGGCGCATTTCTTCCGTCAGATGCTTGAAGGCGTTAAATTCGGCGACAGCGGCGTCAACGTTATAGCCTTTGCTGTGTAGCTCATTGAGGATGCGCATAGTTGGGCTTGGCATATCGAAGAGCACGGAAGCATCAAGGCTGATAACCTTGCGATCAACATAGTTCATCGTGGCGTAGGGATGGTTATCTGAGAACCACGAGAGAGGGTAGTTGATAGATAGCGTTGATTCTGGAAGCTGAAGTTGTTCTGGGATTTTTTGACTGAAATAGCAGTCTTCCAGTTTTTCGAACACTTCCCACGCCCGATCGGTTTCGAGCATTTTTGCGTGACGGGCTGCGCCGCGTTCTGTCCAGAGGATGAGGGAGCGAACGTTACGGGCGATTTTCACAGAAGGTCTTAAAGACATGCTGTGCTTAAATTCCCGCAACTCCTCATTCTCAAGTAAAAAGTAGTGCTTACCGATAACAAATCGTCCAGAATTCCGATTGAAATTTTTTCGGATGTAATCTGGTTCTGTGCCATATAAGCTGGCAAGAAGCTCTGTAGTCACCACAGGTATATTACTAAATGAAATTATGGAGAGGGACTCCACGGAGATGGTTTTCATGCTTTGCGTCCTACTTGATATTTTGATTTACCCCTTTTGAGAGGGTGACCGGGCGCTCAAAACCGCAAGTAGTCGGCGGGCATATTCCCATTGCTGGTATTGTATTAGCCGCACGCCCGGTCATAAACCAAGAAGACTGGACACAAAAAAAACCGCATGTCTGTCGGGCGCGGTAACCGCTACTTGCTAAGGTGTTTTGAGCACCATGAGGCAGAATATATCCCCGTTAATGCAGCATTGTCAAACGATCTGTTCTTTAAAGACTTAACGAGAAGCCTTTTCGGGAATTTCGATCTGACAGTCTTGAAATATCCTGTAGCGTGCGGCGCATTTCTTCCGTCAGATGCTTGAAGGCGTTAAATTCGGCGACAGCTGCATCGACGTTATAGCCCTTGCTGTGTAGCTCGTTGAGGATGCGCATAGTTGGGCTTGGCATATCGAAGAGCACGGAAGCATCAAGGCTGATAACCTTGCGATCAACATAGTTCATCGTGGCGTAGGGGTGATGCTCTGAAAACCACGATAAAGGAAAATTGATATTCATCGCAGGAGAAGACAGGGCCAGTTGTTTCTGTTCCCATAGTTGTTTTTCCATGCGATCGAATTCAGCAATGTAGGCTTCTTTGAAAGCAGCGGCTTTTTTACCAGTGAATCCCATCACCAGGAAGACGAATCCGTTTTTGGTGATTTGGTACATTGGGCGTTGTTCGCCTTTGGCGTCGGTGTAGGTAACGTCCGCAAAATTGCGGGCGTTAAATTCCGTAGAACAATCCATCAATCGGATTTTTTTTAAAACGTCGTCGTGCCGCTTGTCAAAAAATTCAGCAATAGCAATAGACGTTGTGACAACGCGACCATTGGTAATGGTGATTTCAGGTTGAGAAAGGGCAGGGATAGTAGCCAT